AATGAATCCTCACCAATTGCACGAACCATCTCAAGCGGTACGTATGGGCACCAGTAAACACCCGCGTCCCAAGCATTTGAACCTTTGTAACCAACAGTCATATAATCACGAGTTGCATAAGGATCGATGTGTACCTGGTAACGACCAAGTAGAACACCAGCAAATGTAGTACTTGTTTGATCTACGTTCAGATTAGCAAGTAGGCTTGGGTTGTAGTCAAGTACGCCTGCCATGTTCAGAGCAGATGCAACGTTAGAACTACAGATCAGACGGTTAGCCTTACCACGACGAGTCTGCTTAGCAATTTCGTTAGCTTCAAGTTCGATTTGGAACAATAGTCCCTTGAACTTCTCAACCAACCAACGACCATCGGAATCAGCTGCAAGGTCGAACAGTGCAGGAACAGCTGCGTCCTGAGCACCAATCTGTGCAGATACGTTAATAGTACGTAGAAGTTCACGATCCTGCTCTGCTGTGATTTCAGTAGAAAGGATGTTCGCAAGTTCAGATTCTGCGTCAAGACCGTGGATCTGACGAAGATCGTGCTGAAGCTCACGAGTGAACGATGCTTTCAGTTTACGTGACTTAGCAGAAACATCAGTACGTTCAATACTGAATGTCATTTCTTGCCAAGGAGTACCACTTTCAGTACCAAGTCCTTCAGCAGTTGAAAGATCCATACCTGAACCGTAATCAGTACCAGTAGTTGGATCACCTGTACCGAATGCTTCAGCAGCGAAACCAGAAGTATCACCAGCTTGAGTACCAGCACCTGAGTAACCAGACTTAGCTTCATTAAATAGTGCTTCATCACCAGTTTGGTTGGTGTAGCGTGAACGCATAGCGAAGATTGAACCAGTAGGTCCACTCATTGGCTGTACGCCTGCTAGGTCAAATGCCATAAGCTGTGGCATAGAACGACGTACCATGCGAATTAGAACCGGGTCCCAATTGCTTACACCAGCAGTTTGTGTAGAAGTATCCGCAGATGCTTCGTTAATGCTCTTCATGTATTCAATCTGATTGTGAAGTGAACGTTCAGTAACGTACTTCTTGTAATCGTTTCCAATTTTTGGAAACTTATCAGATTCGATCAGTTGAGTGACCTTTTCGTTGATTTGTTCCATTGTAAAACCTCTTAATTGATTTACTTATATTTATTTATTAAAGTAGCGATTTAAACTCTAGACAGAAGATTATCCATCCAAGAATCGGATTCAGTTACACGTTCTTGTGTACCTTCTTCCTTTTGATTCTCATTTAGACTTTCTTTGCTTTTATCTTTTTCAGGAGAAAAGGATTCTTTCAGTTCCTGCATTGCAGATTCATATTGACTTTCATCAATGAACTTAACACGACCAGCTGATTCAACGAATCGCTCACGCTGTGTTTCTGTCATATCACCAGATACAGATTCAGCAATTTTTGCTTTCTTGCTTTCTGTGATATGATCTTCAAGTTCACCAGATTTGCTCATCAGCTTTTCTACTTGCTGGTTAGCTTCATCAAGTTTTGCTTGAAGTGCTTCAATATCGTTAGCTTGCCCTTCAGGGATTACTACATTATATTGCTCAGCGACCTGAGAGAATCCAGAAAGGAACTTGTCTGCCAAGCTGACTTTTGTTTCTGACTCAATAACAAGCTTGTTTTCGTTCATGAATTCTTTAGCGACATAGTCGACATACTTTTCAACAGAAGGAATTACTTCTTCGTTGATGTATGCTTCAGTCTTGTCTTCCATTTCGCCAACAATATACTCTGCATATTCTTCAGAAATCTTAGAATACTTTTCTTCAGCAGCTTCATTAGCTGATTCTTCAATCTTTTGAGTTTCTTCTTCAATACGAGCATTATAGATTTCTTCAAATTTTTTCTTGAAGTCCTCGCTCAGCTCCATACCTTCGAAGATTTTTTGTAGATTTTCATTCATTTGATTAACCTCATGGTTGATTTACTTAATACTATTTATATCTTAATATATTTAAAGTTATTTTACATTAGCAATAAAATCTTTTAGAGAAACACGTTCAGTTCTTGGAGCAGACTTACGGTGTGCTTCATCTAGAGACCATCTCTAAACCAGCGTTGTCAAGCGCATCTGCGAATTCAAATTGGTCATCTTCTGACTTGAAAATGAATACATTTGAACCATCATTCTTATAAGAACCACGAAACATATCTTTAGCAATATCGTTTGCTTTGCGAGCATCACGTACCGTTACAGTGACTTTATACTCATCTTTTTCTTCATTTAAAAACTGTTTCATTGTTTTCATTTTTTGAATCCTTTGATGAACTGTTCTAGTTTTTCCATGAACAGCTCTTGATTAATGTCTTCTCGAGCTTCTTCAGTACTTGGAACCCAAACACCGGACTCATTAATCATCCACTTCTTGCATTCTGAGAGAGTGTTGACATAAGCATCTGGTGCTGAAGGATTATCTACACAGTCAACTGCTGTGAACATTAGATCGTCTTGTACGTACTTGACACCATTCTTTTCTTTCAGAGAACCAAGTGCACGAGTAGAAACACCCATGTTGAATCCACCTTCAAGTAAACCTTTTACTGTCTGACCTTTTGGTGTATTCAGTACAAGTGCTTTACCGTATACATCGTTACCATTCCACTTAAGTTCAGTAATACGAATAGCAGCTTCAGCTGGATCGACTGTTGGATACTCTGGATGATTGAGTTCACCTAACGCACGACGTTTTGAAACGTATTCTTTGATGTACTTATCAATAGCACCTTCCATAATGTGCTTTTCATAAATACGGCCATTACCATTTTTACGTTCCGCCTGAGCAAAAATACCTTCAATGTATAGTTGCTTGCCTTGTTCAGTCTGTTCTGTCAGGACTTCAATCTGGTCAGAGTTTTCGACTAGTAAGTTGAATTTTTTACTCATAGATTCATACTCTTTCTTTTACGCATAGCCTTAAGACGCTTGCGATTAGCGCGAGTTTTAGCACCACCGCCTTTAGATTTCTTTGTTCTAACGGCTTTCTTTACTGCGCGCTTTTTCTTAGCTTTGTCTGCACCAGAAATTGGAACGCATGACTTACCGTTAGAAGAAACCTTAAAGCCTTTACGACATTTTGTTTTACGTGTCTTTTTGCCTTTAGAGTTTACGCGAACAACTCTACGTGCTTCTTCTAATTGTTCAGACATGATTAGTCTTCCTCTTTATCATCTTCGTCTTCGTCTTCTTCGTCATCCATGTCTTCTTCATCTTCGTCTTCTTCGTCATCCATGTCTTCTTCATCTTCTTCATTATATTTCTTTTTCTTTCCTTCATTGACTTTAAAGCCATAAGAAGCGATGACGTCTTGTTTGGTTTCTTCGATCATTTCTGAAGTACTTTCATATAGTGAAGACTTCAGCGTTCTGATTGCTTCAGTAGTTTTACCTTCCTGAAGCTGCTTAATAAACTGCTCTGCTACTCGCATGCTTTTCCTCTCTCTCTGTTAAATAGTACTTAGAAGCCAGGGTCAGGCTCTTTATATTGTGAATTTGATTGTTCTTCCTTAATCTCTTTATCCATATTACCCATATCTTGTTCAGTCTGCTTCAGGACCATTTCCCTAATATATTTATTAGAAACATACTTCCCAACATACGGCTCATATAGCTGAACAAGGTCAAGCCTATCTCTCATTAGCTCGGACGAACGCATTTCTTCTAATTGCATGTCTTGAGCATATACAAAATCAATCTTGTTTTTGATCTTATCCCATTCTTGAATAGTCATTACTTTAGATAGGATAAGCTCAGTTTTAAGTAGATCAAGGAATGCTATATTGAAGCGCTTACGAATCTTAGATACAAACTTAGAGAATTTCAATTCATCTCTAGTTATTTCAGCACCACGACCACCCATGATTGAATTTTCTGGTTCTAATCTTGAGACTGGTACGTTAAGTGCTTTATACAATTCTTTCTGGAAGTATTGGACGTCTTCAATATCGCCAAGATTTTGACCACCTGGTAATGTTGATA